GACCAGAACAAGGAACTTCATCATTGCTATGTGCTGATGCTGGCTTTGCCCCAGGATCCACAGACGGAGTTAAAGTTGGTCCTTCTGCAGAAGTATCTTTTACTCCTACACAATCTGCTACAACCGGGGTGGGTACAGAGTTTCAACCACAAGTTACAGTAAAATACGGTCAGTACATTGTTGATACTACTGCGTTCGTGGCGTCTGGCTCAGGGTACGTAGTGGGCAATACAATTACATTTGCAGGAACAAGTTTAGGTGGTAGCACCCCAGCAAACGATTTACTTGTTAAAGTCACATCAGTTGATGATGGTGCAGTAACTGGAATAGCATTTGTGTCTGGCATAGCAACATCTGTCTACGCTACTCAACTAAGCAACTGGAGAGCATTTACCTACTTACCAAATGAAGGTACCCCTGTAGCTGAACCTGCAAATAACACAAATTGGTTCTACTCAGTAATAGATCAAGTAGATTTAATGGTTAATTACGACGGTGCATGGAAAGGATATCGAAATCAAAACTATGACGCTAGTGGCTTCCCTACTAGCACAGGTGCTAACGCAACTGATCCAAGTGGTCCTATTGTAAGTGCAAGTCAACCTACTGCGCAAAGTGACGGGACTGCATTAGTATACGGTGATATCTGGATCAGTACGGCTGATCTAGAAAATTATCCCGTAATATATCGTTGGCAAGCAGTTTCAGGTGAAGACAAGTGGGTGTTGATTGATAATACAGACCAAGTTAATCCAAATGGTATATTGTTCGCTGACGCACGTTGGGCTAATAACGGCAATACTAGTATCACAGATGATCCTATTCCGACAATAGCCAGTTTGTTAACAAGCAATTATTTAGATTTAGATGCACCTTCTTCTTCTCTATATCCAAATGGTATGCTATTGTTTAACACTCGTCGTTCAGGTTACAACGTAAAGCAGTTCAGGACTAATTACTTTAACGCAGACACATTTGGAACTGAAGCACTTCCCGCAGAAACTAATGCATGGGTCAGCACCAGCGGTCTGCAGAGCAATGGATCACCTTACATGGGTCGTAAAGCACAACGCGCAGCAGTTGTTCAAGCGTTGCGCGTTGCATTAGATACTAATATGTCAGTGCGCGATGAAGATAACTTCTTCAACTTAATGGCAACACCTAATTATCCTGAATTGCAACCTAATATGGTAACATTAAACTCCGACAGAGGGGAAACATGCTATATCATCGGGGATACGCCAATGGGTCTGTCTGATAGTGCAACCTCGATTCAAGCTTGGGCTACTAATGCAGCCGGTGCAGCATCAACGGGTGAAGATGGATGTGTTACTCGTAACACATATTTGGGCTTATTTTATCCGAGCGGCATCACTAATGATCTTAGTGGAAATCAAGTGGCTGTTCCAGCAAGTCACATGATGTTGAGGACATTCCTACGTAATGATAATTTGGCTTATCCATGGCTAGCGGCTGCAGGCACACGCCGAGGTATTATTGATAATGCAGGTAACATTGGATATCTAAACCGTACGACCGGAGAGTTCCAAGTTATTAAGACTCGTGTTGGAATACGCGATGTTCTGTACCAGAACTTCATCAATCCTTTAGTATTCTTCACGGGTAACGGATTGTTAAACTATGGAAATAAAACAAGCTTTAATTCAACTTCTGCTTTGGATAGAACTAACGTTGCTCGATTGGTAGCTTATATTCGTCGTCAATTAACACTAGCTGCAAGACCGTTTGTGTTTGAACCAAATGATTCTCTAACCAGACAGCAAATTGCTGGAGTTGTTGAATCATTGATGGTCGATTTGGTTGCGAAACGTGGTATATACGACTACCTAGTAGTATGTGACGCTAGCAACAACACACCTGCTAGAATAGACAGAAATGAATTGTGGATTGACGTAGCTGTTGAACCAGTTAAGGCTGCTGAATTCATTTACATACCAGTTCGTATATTGAACACAGGTGAATTATCTCAGTAAGAAACAAGTTGTACTAAAATAAGGGTCATTGACCCTTATTTTTTTGGGTCCATACCCATTTAGAGTTGCCGCAGTCCCAAATTCTGCCATAACCTTCTCGTATTCGTAACTCTTTCTCAGTCTTAAATGCAGTATCATTTTTTGTTTTACGTAGCGCAAATCTATGAATTCGTTTCGATTCATTTGGTCTAAAATACCAATATCCAGGGGCAACTTCTTTCTCTAATTCAAATCCTATTTTTTCATACATATTACCTAAGCTCCATCTAGAGTCTGCGTAAGATATAACTTTTTCGGGATTGATCTTTGAAATGAAAGCTTTGAATAATCTTGACGCTCCTCCAACCACTACCATATCTAACTTGTTACAAAATCGGTTTATTTCCCAATTTGAGATTTTTCTAGATAAGTTGTTTTTACTAAACGTCATTACTGATACTAGCTCATCATTATGCAGTAATCCAAATCTGATATTACTTCTTCCTACACCTTGTATGTGATTATCTTTGCAAAACTTACTAGCAGTCTTTGAATCAAGTTCTTTTACTATACATTTTCTAGCCGCTACTTTAATTCCCGCTTTGTTCAATATTGTTCGGAGTCGACTTTCAACTATTTCTCTATGATTATCCCATTCGTCTTCAAAAATACCAACATATCGCAGCTTATTTTCGAGCGCGGCTATCCGTTTATTGTTGTCTGACGTTTTTACTTTTCCAGAAGATTCTAACACATTCTCACTATGCCAATATAACCCATTAAACTCAATTACTACATTAGCGCTAGGTATGTATATGTCAAACTCTATTCTGGGTATCAAGTATCTGCAATTATTAACTGCATCGGGGCATAACGATGAAACGAATGAAAACAGTTGTATTTCTTTCTCGCTGCGATTATGAACTTTTGGGTAACACTTAGGGCACATCTCAGTGTTGAGCTTACTGTTGGTAAAATACTGTTTAGTATAAGACATGTGTGTATTGCATACATTGCACGAGATATTGAATATGTCTTCACTAACGGTGTTTAATAGAGTAACATTACATTTTTCTAAATTTTTTGTAAAAGCCTCAATTGATAGCATAGACTTAGTAATATTTGCTTTTTTACGTGCTATTGCCATTTTATTTAATGCTTCGCTCGTTTGTTTTTTACCTCGCATATTAGAGCCAAAATCGTAACCTTTTTCTCGCTTAGTATTAACTGCTTTTACTGCCCTAAGTTTAACTTCTTCTGGGTTATTCTTTGCAAATTCTATTTGTTTTTTGCTTAAATGTAATCGTTCTTCAGTTGTTGGGGTGTGTTTTATTCTTTCCAACTCACCAGTTCTGTACTTCTGTTCTCTATTTTCTATTGCAGTAAGTTGGTTAACAGTAGCTGAGTATTTTTTTCCTTTATTCCAGGGAGTCGACCCTGATTTCTGTGCTGACATAGTGTTCTTCTGATCTTCTGACCATTTATTATTAAAATTTGGATTTTTGCAACCTACACTATTCATTGATCGCTGCTTACGGTATTCAGGACTAGCTATAGAATCATCACCAAATCTTTGGCGATAATCGCCGGTAGTCGTATTATGTTTTTTTAAGTGAGTGGACGTTATTAGTTTTGAAAACACTTGTTGGCAGAGTTTACATTGGATAGACATTGATATAGCTCCTGTAATACTTATTTATGCATACAGAATTAAATTTTCAGATTTCAGATAAATATTTTACGGGAATTGATATTCAATATCTTTAATATACAGGAGAATTTACAAATGGCAACAGCCTCACAATCATTATTCAACATGACCGTAGCATCAGATAACGCTGGTGGAAATCAAGGTCTGTTGATGCCGAAACTACAATATCGCTTCAGGGTTAATTTCTTAAATTTTGGGGTTGATGCAGCTAACGGGTTGCAATTAACAAAACAAGTTATTGACTGCTCACGCCCAAACGTTTCTTTTACAGAAATTACTTTACCAGTTTATAACTCTACCATGTACTTAGCTGGAAAGCATGCATGGCAGCCAATGACTGTAAACATCAGAGATGATGCCTCAGGAAACATAGCTAGGGCAGTAGGCCAACAGCTACAGAAACAATTCGACTTTGTTGAGCAAGCAAGTGCGGCAACAGGTCAAGACTACAAGTTCCAAACAAACATTGAAATACTAGATGGTGGAAACGGTGGGTCAGCGCCTATAGTTCTAGAAACATGGGAGTTGTATGGTTGCTTCTTGCAAACAGCCAACTACAATGCATTAAATTACGGAGCAAACGAAGTAGTCACTATAGCGTTAACCATACGATATGACAATGCAATTCAATCACCATTGACTTCAGGTGTCGGTGCGTCCATCGGTAGAATTCTAAGCGGTGAATCAACTACTGGTATCGGTAGTTAATTACTTGAGGGTATATGCCCGAAAGAATTAAATCATCTCTTGCTAACGTTGCCGGAGGGTTCTTCGGCAACGATTACCTACGGGATTTTACTCACGCATCTAAAGCATTCAGGTCTAATTTTTACCAGAATGCTCCAAAGTTTAAGTTTCTATTTCACGTATACTTTGACATAAATCAAGAAGCGTATAATACTGCGTCGTTGCCTAAACAATCCAATTTTAGTCTTTTGGTAAAAACAGTTCAATTGCCGAATTTTAGTTTTGACACTCACACGTTAAATCAATACAATAGAAAAAGAATAGTACAAACTAAAATAAAGTACGAACCTATAGAGATATCATTTCATGATGACAATAATAGTTTAATCACTCGGTTATGGCACAATTATTATACTTACTATTACAAAGATGCTAAAAATTTGGAGTCTATTTTTTCAGGTAATAGAGGTGGGCAAAATGCTTCGTCTAGTGACGGTGCAGGAAATGTATTAGCCACAGATTATAATAACAGAACCATTTATCAACCAAAAATTACTGGTGCTATGGATTGGGGATATGTAGGAGAAACTGGCCTAGATTTAACCTCGCCAGGCTCAAAAATTCCATTCTTCAAACGAATAACAGTCTTTGGATTCAGTAACCATGATTTCATTGCCTACACTTTAATAAATCCTATTATAACTAGATTCGGACATGATAATTATAGTTACGCAGAGAGTGGCGGAACTATGGAAAATAAAATGACAATAGATTACGAGTCTGTGGCATACAATAAAGGTAACTTAGATGGGCAAAGTCCAGAAAACATTGTGTCCGGATTCGGAGACTCTGCGTATTACGATAGAAAGTTAAGCCCTGTATCTAGGCCTGGATCAAACAGTAACGTATTGGGTCCTACTGGACTAATTAATTCGGTTGGGGGAGCAATAAATGACTTTGGAAATGGTAGTATTTTGAGTGGAGTTAGGACAGCAGGTGCTGCATATAATGCCTTTAAGAATGTCAGCTTAAAGTCGATAGGAGCTGAAATAAATTCATCATTACAGAATGCCTTGCAAGGGACCACGACAGGAACAAGAGACAAGATAGCAGACATCCCTATATACGGCAGCACGCCCTCACAATCTACAGCAGGGGCTCCGGTAGGAGATCGAGTTGCAAAGGACATAGGAAATATAAAAACTGCTGGAACACAAGTAGTAAATAATCTAGTTGGGCAAGTTAACAGTTCGCTCTCTGCGTTTAAAATACCAAAAATACCCAATATAGGTGGATAAAATTATGGCAAAAATAATAGATAACAGAACACAACTGGACCAAACAGTTAGAATATTTGACTCATTTTATGCAACTAATTTAGTCGTGAGTGCTATAAATTACGACATAGTATATGGTTATTTTTCTGGGGTATGCGAAACAAAAAATATAGCAGCGAATTTTACAGCCGTATTGTTTAGAATTGCACAAGAAACTAACATAGATGTTATTGTATTAGTGGATCAATTACGTGGCGCTCAAAATAAGTTGCAGATGAATAAAATTATGGCGTACTATATGAATAGTTTTAAGTCTAAAACTTCATTATACGGTATAAGTGTGATACCAAAACCGATTCAACCAGTAGCTAGAAACATAGTTCAGTGATATGGGTAAATGGGCACAAGGTATTTATGTACCTAAAAATCCTGAGAAGTATATAGGGAATCACAAGCCAAAATACAGGAGCGGCTGGGAACTTACGTTTATGACGTTCGCTGATGGTAATAAAAATATAATATATTGGGCCAGTGAAGCACTACGAATACCATATAGACACCCGCTTACAGGAAAACCTACAATTTATATTCCGGACTTCTTTGTAGTTTATGAAAATAAACATGGAAAAAATATAGCAGAAGTTGTAGAAATAAAACCAAAGAAACAAAGCATAATCGAAGATAGAACGGCCAGCGCTAAAGATAGAGCAATAGTGGCAATTAATCACGCCAAGTGGTCAGCTTGCCGAGCATACTGCATGCAAAATGGATTTACATTTCGTGTAATTACCGAACAGGATCTATTTTGGAATGGTAAGAAATAATTAAATAGCATGTATCATTCCGAGGGAGAACAGAAATTACTAAAAGATTAGAAGAACTATTTGAATTGCCCCAATCTCAGATTGAGGCTCTTAGTAAACCTATTCCCGACAATGCAGTGGAAGTTACAGAAGAAGCATTATCAAATTTAGATAAAATTAACAATGCATTACCTCAAGTACGTGGGCTAGATGCATCTGACGCTGAAATGGATGAGCTAGCTGATTTGGCACAAAATAGTTATAAAGATTTAGTCGATCTGGGTATGCAAGTTGATAGTAGATTTAGCGCAGAAATTTTCAGCGTTGCTAGCAACATGCTAGGACACGCAATTACTGCAAAAACAGCTAAGCTCAACAAAAAACTCAAAATGATTGAGTTGCAATTAAAGAAAGCTAGTTTAGATCAAAAGTTAGCATCAAAATCAGAAGAAATAGAGTCTACTCCATTGGGTGAAGCCAAGTCACTAGACCGTAACGAACTTTTAAAACTCTTGATCCAGAAAGAGAATAAGGCATAGAGCATGATCAACGAAGGTATTTATTGAAAACCTTTACTGGAACACATTGAACCAACTCTGGATCTAAAATAGATAATAAATGATAAATATAAAATATATAGGAATTTACGATGCGTAGCCTCAAAGAATTTATTACAGAAAGTGTAAAGACATATCATTACACGATCAAAATCGCCGGTGATGTTGATAAGAACTTCTTAAGTATGTTTTCACATAACTTAAAGGAAAAATTTGATGCAATTGACATCAGCGTACCCACGAGCACTCCAATACAACAAGATCCATACGGTTTTCCAGAGTTGAAGAATCAATCAGTGACTATAATCAAGGCCAATTTTAGATATCCTGCAACAGAACCAATGATAATTCAAGTAGCACAATTATTAGGGTGTAACGTTAACATGGTTAGGGCTATTTGTAGTGATTTTAATGACAGTATCAACTCAGAATCAAATGGATATGCAAATCAAATGAAGGAGAGTCCATTGTTATCTAAAGATGACATGGGTTCGGCTCCGGGGGCAAAAGAAGCAAATAAGGCTTACGGTGAATCGTATTTGTCTACTATTAAAGATCAAATGAAGGGTAACGAAATTAAAATGAGTTATGCTAGCAAAGAAACGCCTGCATCATTCGATCCCTTCAAAGCTGTACCGCAAGATAAAGCAGGCGGAAAAAGCCCGATGAGTACAATCACTAGACCGCCTAAGCCAAAGACAGGCGCTATGGCATAAAATATAGAGGAATAAAAATGGATTTCAAATCAATACTACAACATTTAAGCCAATTGTCTGAGGCTACAAAAGATACAGATAAGGGTGTAATTCATAAAGCAGGACCGGGTGGGTATGGTCGCAAATTTGATACTGACCCCGACGGTGAAGAAGAAGAAAAGAAACCGGAAGTAAAGCGCGGCCGTGGCCGTCCCAAGAAAGTCGGAGGCGATGCAGAGACTGCAGCCAAGTACGGCGGGGCAAAAGAATTACAAAACTGGATAGTGGGTAATGTACCAAAAGGTAAGTTGCCAGGAAAAGCTACTAAAACGAACAAACTTAAAGAGTATATTGAAAAAGTAGATGAAATGATGACTCAGCAACCTATTCCTGTAGTAGGTAAACAAGGTCAGACACAATCAACTAGCACGGGTTTTTTAAACATCGATGACTCTAGTCCTGCAGGACAGGCGATGAAAGATGCTTTTGGTAAGTTGGCTCAACAAAAGAAAGCACAAATTGTAGTCCCCGCAAATCAACCAGGTCAAGCTGCCGCTGGCGCTACAGGCCAAGCCCCAGCTGGTACACAAGCAATGAGCGAAAAGTGGACCGGCGACGCAGAAGTTAAATCTACAGGCGAGTTTTCGAAGAAATCAGTAGACGAACTTAAGTCAATGCTAGCTAAACTAAAGAAAACGGGTCCTCATCCTGAAAATAGCAAAGAAGCTAAGAAACAGCGTCAAATTAATTTTGCATTGAGAGCTAAAGGTGGATGGAAAAAAGGTGAGGGCGCTGCGAAAAAAGAAAGTATGGCAGAAGCCGATCTACCGTCGTCTGCAGGGGTTGACACCCGCGGCGCTGGTTTAGGTGCAGGACGTAGTAACAAAGCGCTTGAGAGTAAGAGGA